GAAGCCGCATTGAGCGCGTCAATTGCTTTTTGTAGTCGTTGCGTGTCCGCAGGCAACTCTTTCATTGCATCGTCAAGTTTACTTAGCGGAGAGTTAAAGTCTTCTCCGTAAAGCATAAGATCGTCGTATTGATTGGCAACACCTTCAAGTTGCCGGATATTTAGCTCTACCACTCCAGCTTCTAACGAGTTGGGGTATGCAGTGTCCCGCACTACTTTTTTAGCTTTTTCTATCACCGGCCATAAAGATTTTATGCGGCGCTCATATTTGTTACGGGTACGTTGACGCACGTTTTTTAAGTCTTCAGCAAACTCGGCGGCATCTTGAGCGTCGTCTTGGTCTTCAATTTGATCTTGACGGCGATCTACCAAGCTGGTTACTTTTTCGCCTCTTGGTTGGTTTGCTGCGGTCTTAAATGGAGTGGCGACTTTCTTCAGTGCACCTGACTCCGCGCCTTTTCGCTCCTTAGCATCAGCAGCAGGTTTCCGACTATCTCCCAGTCCAGCAGGTTTAGATGCTTCAACTCGCTTGGTATCAGCAGGGGTTCCAGCACGTTCGTCCTTTGCGCTGCTCGGTTTGCGACCTTCAGTGCGAGTTCCAGTTCCTCCACCGACACCCCCCACGCCGCTACCACTTCCTTGTCCGACAGGTTTTCCAACTGTAGGTTCAGTTGTTGCCGCATTTTTCTTTCCTTTTTCAGTAACGAGCACGCCACCACGGGGGCCATACATCTCACCTTGTTTGGCAAGACCGCCAAAGGCTTGCATCGCCAAGTTCTCAATTGCATCTTTAGTAGATGTGGAAAGATTAGGGTTTTCCCTAATACGTCCAAAGATGTTTGCAACGGCAGGTTGCTGAGCGGTGTCAGCCATGTCCATGTTGAGCAACTGCTTGTAAAAACCAGACTGCTTGGGTAGGCCAGCCTTGGTCAACACCTCGGGCGTTAACACCGTGGCAAATGGCTTTTCTTGGAATGCAATCTCTTCCTCAGAAAAGGCTTGTGGTGCAGCGCCCTTCGGCTTACCCATCCCGGGAAAACCTATCTGTTCAGGTTCACGCTGTGACTTCTTTTCAGGAACAAGCGACTCTAATTCTGCAACTTGACCTTGGGGCTGCGTAATTGCAGGCTCAGCTTCAACCACAGGCTCCTCGGCCAGACGAATGTCATAGGCACGGTTAATGAGCTTGCGCTCCCGATCAGTCAAGTTTGTGTTGGTAATGCCTTGGCGTTTGAGTTCCGAAACGAACGCTTTGGGGATGTTCTTGACATCAGACTCAACGATAGGCAGCAGCAACTGAAGACGTGCATCCTCAGTTGTCTTTTCCTGCTTGTTTTCTATCTTGCCAGTCAGTTCGGCAAGGTCAGATTCAAACTTTAGGCGATTTATTTTTGCAGGAGCTTGCGCATCCTTTTGCATCATCTCATCAATTTGTCGGGTTTCCAACTCGTCGATCATGTCGCGGGTCTGGGTGTCCCGTTGTGGTGCTCCGCGCTCAGACTCTGCATTGGTTGTTACGGTGCCTTCTGCTACACGACCACGGCCCGGAACTTCTATGGTGCCATCAGCACGCTCTACCCCCGGCAACCCAAGTTGTCCAGCTTCTTGCTCTTGCCCAAACGTATCAGTAAGTGCGGCTTCTTTGCCACGACGTGCAAGGTCACGCTGGTCTTTAGGTAGACCAGACAATGGGTCAGAAGTACGTCGATCTTCTGCGGACTGCCGTGCCTCGGTGCGTTTGCGCTCTGCGTACGCCGCTTGCTGTTCGGCGGTGGTCAGTGTTTCCCCTTCGGGGGTGACCACGGGGGTGGATGGGGTGTACCCTAATTGCAAAGGGTCGGCGGGTTTGCCTTCCGGTGTGGGAGCCTTCTCGTCCAGACCTAGATATGCGCGGCGAGCCTTACGGCCAATAGTCATGTCAACGATCAAGCTGGCCAGTGCACCAACTCCAGCGCCATAGGCACCCTCTTCTCCTGAGCCAACAACAATTTCTTGCGATGGGTCGTAGACGCCCTTGGCAATCAGGTTCTGTGCAATCTTCTGCGCGGCTTCCGTTGCACCTTCCACACCACCACGTGCCAACGCAGTACCCACCAAACTCTTGAAGGGTTTTATTGCAGGTGCAAGAATGTCAAGCAAACCTGTAGGTGCACCAAGTACAGTAGCGGAGCGGCGTTCTTCATCAGTAGCGCCCTTGGCTTCAGCGGCTTCACGCGCCTCACCAGCGCCAGCGGCAACACCAAGACCACCAGCGGCAACACGACCAACTATTCCAAGTGGGCCAGCGGCAAAGAACGGCAGAGTTGAGCCTAAGCCCTCGCCCAACTTGCGCATTACTGAGTCTTCGTATCCAGCGTTTGCCTCAAACGGCTTCTTGGCAATACCAGCAAGCTCTTTAATTTTCTCGCGTGCGGCCTTCTCCGTTTCGTCGGGCAGCATTGATGCGATACCAGTACCTGCTGTTTCAAGCAAACCAACGGCACCGGGGACAAGCCCTTTCCCAAACTCTTTGATGCTTCCACCAATAGTAGGTTTTGGCTTGAGCAGTTCTTCACGTTCGGCGCGTAGCTGTTGCAAGCGTGCCTCTGCGCTTGCGTCCTCTTGGGAGGACATGCGTTTTTGGACAGCAGAAATTACCTGCTGCCGTGTTGCACCTTCTGGCCCCTCGATCTCATAGAGATTACCGTCAGGGCCGGTGATCTGGTACAGCGGCATGCTTATTCCTTATTTTTTAGGCTCTACTTTTTTCATCTCGCCAAACCCATCAGACGAGGACACACCTAGTTTCTGACGCGCTGATTCCAGCACCGGTTCCATCTCTCTACGAATCTTGGCTTTTTGCTGCTGGTGCTGAATCTTTGCGGTTTCCAATTGGTTTTTCTGCGCAGCATCCATTTTGCCTGACTGCTCTGCCATGAGCAACATACCATTACGAGTTGCAAAGTCGTCGTCAAGAAGGCGCTCAAGCCCTTGAACTTTGCTAAGCGTAGTCGCATAAATCGTACGAGCTTTCTCGTATGACAAACTTTCACGTGATGCGGCAGTTGCGTCCCGTTGTGCTGCAACCTTGAGCCTTTCAATCTCACGGTTAAGTGCTTCATCGCGGGACTTCACATCAATGCTGTACTTGGTGTCACGAGATTTAACATCCTCACCGTACAAACCACGGCCAGACTCCAGACCTTGACGCTGCGACAGGCTGCTTTGCTCGTATCTTTTTTCCCCTGCATCAAGCCCACCCTTGACCGCCCCACGGTCAAGGCCAATAAGCCCCGTGCGAGCGGCTTGTACGTCTCCAAACTCTTTGAGCTTGGCATTACGTTGCGCAGTATCGTAGTCCATAGCAGTGCCAGCGCCGCCTCCAAATTCGTTGTATCGACGCCCACCGGCCCCAATTAAAAAACGCTTGAGACCTTCTTGGCGCTGACGTTCTGGGTCGTACTGTTCTTGGTACATCTTCTGGAGGCCCGCAATGCCTTCTTCATACACCTTACGTTGTTCGGGCGTGAGAGCCGTTTTTTCTGTAACGTACTTTTCTCGTGCAAGCCCTCTGGCTTCTGGATCAATCTGGGCATTTGTAAGTGAGGCGGCTTGCAGTTTTGTACCAAAGTCATTGGCAGGGCCAACAGTGCCAAGCGATACTTGCGGAGGAGCACCGGCAGTGGCAGCGCCGGGCATGCTGGGTGGGCCGGGAGGTTTTGGTACCGCAGCGATAGCGGGAGCAGCGGCGGTAGAAGCAGCAGGGGTGGCAAATGGAGCTTGCCGCATTGCTTTGTCTTCAGGGGACATCTCAAAAGGAATAGGCGCTACAGCGGGGACGGCTGGAACGGGAGCGCCCATAGGACGCCGCATAGCGCCAGCAGGGCCACCGGTAATTGCTCGTTCGGCTGCGGCCACAGCTTCTTGGGCTTGTTGATTTTCTTGTTCTGCGGCTGCATACCCTTCAGGGTCTTGCTGGCGTTGCCGCAATCCGTAAGTGCGCAATTTTGCCAATGCTTGAGCAGCACGTTCCTTAGCAGACCGAACTGGGTCTTGCACTTGACTACCTTCAGGGCCAGCGTACCCAACGATGCCACCAGCAGCCATGGCTTGTGGTTGTGCAGCAGTATTTGCGCCGGGAGCCCTAGCAATACCGCCCATCATTTTCTGCATCATTGCTTGCTGATCGGAAGTTTGTTTCTGCGCAGTGTCGCCACGTTGCTGGGCAAGTTCGTTCTTGGTCAGTTCATTTACTTCTTGCTCGCGCTGTTGCGCCACAGTCATGTTGGCTTGGCCGTCTTGGGCACCTTGCTGAGCCATTTGCAACTGCATTTGACGCGCTGCCGCGTCCTTTTGTGATTTGATCTTTTGGAGTGCCAATAGATCAAGCAAGTCTTGGCTCATCGCATAGCGCTGTTCCAACGGCTTTGTGTTGCCCTGATACGCTGAAACGCGGTCGTCCACACTTCCAAGTCCCGCCATGGGGCTGGCTTTTCCGGGGGTAGGCATTTGCGGCAATTGCGGACGTTGTTGCATGAGTCCTGCAATACCTTGGGGTGAAGCGTTAGGCATCTGCATGTTATGTCCTTATTTGGGCACGTTTAGAAATGCTGGGCCATCTGTGTTGGCCACGTACGGTCTTCCTTCATAGCCGCCCGGCAAGGCCGGCCTTGATATGGCGGCAGGGGCGGCAGGGGTTGCTGGGCTAAAGATTCGGTCGTACAAGTCCATAAGACCACCACCTTGACTCATTATTTGCGACAACGCGCTAGGTTGTGCATACGAGTAAGTCTGCGCAGCAAGCGGCAGACCTTGCAACAAAGACTGCTGGTACTGCACCTTCTTCAACGGGTCGTCCCGTTGGGCTTCAAACTCTTTTATATCGGCAGTGATACCTTGCTGCTCAATGTCTCGTTGTACTTGGCCAGCTTCGCCTTGCTTCTGGAGCGCGGCTAAACCAAACTGGTTGGTGGCGTCTTGCGCTGTTTGCCCACGGCCTTGCTCAGTATTGAACTGATTCATCGCCTGCGCGTAAGCGTCTGAGTAGCCCTTGCCGGTAATGCCCGACAGGTTTTGCAACAAATTGCGTTGGTTCTCAGACTCCATTAGGGTGCTACGGCCACCGCCGTACGCGCCAGCTTTAGTCGCAGCAGTGCGGTTCTGAAGATTTTGAATTTCAGATTGACGCCGAGCCTCTTCAATTTGCGGGTTGAGCGATGCAGTCAGGTACGGGTTCATGTACTTCTGAGCTTCTTCTGCCGAGAACTGTTGCGGGGTGAACGCACCCATCTTGTCAGTTGGGATGGTCAGGCCAGCAATTCCTTGAAACGCCGTCCCCTGAAGATCAGACTCACCTGCGGTCAGTGGGCCACCATAGGCTTGGTAGCCTTGGTTAGACAGCGCTTGGCCCTTGCCTAGCATGTCCGTAACATACGGCCCTACGTAGTTGGAAAGCGCCGACTCTTGGCCAGTTTGCGCACCGACCCCAGTGGTAGCCGAGGTACCTGTAGTGCCCGAAGATAGTGGTGGTGGTGTTGCCATGTTTTGCCTCGCTTACGCTAAAAATTTATCGGGGTTGATTTGCTTGCCCTGTTTAGTCGTACCAGTGCGAGCTTTACGAATCTTGTCCATCATTGCGTACAGGCGCTGTGCACCTGCTTCGGAATTCCCGTTACCTAAGTGCCCAACAACATCTGCGGGTATTACAAACTCGCCATGACTTAACGCAGCCTTCTGTTTTCCACCAATCTGTGCTGGGATTTTATCAGCCATACCATCTGTTGGGCCACCTAAATATCGGCCTCGGGCCATTTCAGCAATGCCACCGGATGCGTATGTCGGCACGGGGAGCGTGTTAATAACAGACGATGCTGGATTAACCACAGGTTGCGCAACTGCTTGGTTACCTGTTGCTGCCTGCACCGCAGTGCGCTCTTGCCGTGCAGGGTTGATTCTATTTAGAGCTTCTAGACCTGCGGCCTCCTCTTTGGCGGCGGTACGTGCGGCTTCAGCGCCTTCTGGCGCAACAAACTTAGTGCCGGAAAAATAGTTCTGGGCGGTGCTTCCCGGACGGCGGTTGGGGTCGTAGGTGTTTGCCACCCGTTCACGCACCGCTTCGTACTGGGGTATCTTCCCTTGGTAGCCTGTTTTAGGTTGTTCTTTTTGGTTTTGACTCTGGTACAAGCCGTACAGTCCACCGGCAGCAGCAGCCATATTACGCCAGTTGATATCCCCAGTTTTGGGGTCAGTGAACGTATTTTTTAAAGCGTTATACGCCGAAGTGCCCAGTTTACTTAACATAGCGCCAACGTTAACCCCGGACGCAGCGGCGCTACCATCGTATGTTGTGCCAGCAGGGACACCAGCTATTTCATCCAACTGCGCCCAAGTTTTATACGTATAGCTTCCATCTGCGTTTTTTACCATTGCACCATTGGCATCGCTATATCCGGCGTCATCAAATACATTTTCTTCAGAAGACCCCGGTGGGGTATATGAGAAGTCGTAGTACGTGCTGTAATCGTCATCGGAATATCTCGGTGGGGTATATGTGTAGTCAGAAACACCGGCATTTTCGGCCTGTCTTGGCGTTCCATACACAGTTCCGTCAGGGCCATAGACAATCACTTGCGTCCCTGCATTAGAAAAAAGGTCTCCAGAGGTGTTGGCAGCGGTGTAGTCCGAACCCTTCTCGTCAATAAATGTGTCCGTTTCTTCGTCGTAGTAGTACATGATCAGCCTTTCAATAGCTTGAGCAATTCGTTGTTTACATCGTCAGAGTCATCCACCATGCCGCCCCGTGCCAGCGAGGACGCAAACATCTTTTCTTGTGCTGGGTTAGCAAAAATGCTGTTGAAGTCATAAACGTACCCAATCTTAGCGGGGTCAGGAGTTTTTGGCGCAACTTGTTGCCTACTAACGTCGGCATCTTGCGCAAGCAAGTTCATCAAAGTGTTGGCGTTGCTCATGTTCTGGGTCTTGGTTGCAGCGGCTGCTTGGGCTGCGTTAGAACCTGTGCCCGTACCCGTACCCGTACCTGTACCCGTACCTGTACCCGGCCTTACACCTGTGCCTGTACCCGGCCTTACACCTGTGCCTGTACCTGTACCCGGCCTTACACCTGTGCCCGTACCTGTGTCCGTACCTGTACCTGTGCCCGTGCCGGAATTTTCAAGATTCTGCCAATCTTGCACCTCTTCGTCCGTATCGGAGTACCCCGTATTGTGTGTAAGGTAGTGCTCATAGACATCAACATCATCGTCAAGTTTGTTGAGTGTGCGGTACTCATCAGCGTTGAATTTTTCGTCCATTGCTTCTACAAACGCACGGTTACTTGTGCGGTAAATAGGGTCAAGCACGTCGGATAGCGTGTCTGTTTTAGTGGCAAACGCTTTGAGTGCTTCCTCGTAATCCCCACCCAACACTGCGTAGTCTTGTTTAAGCGTATCAAGTATCTTGCCTTGCTTATCAAGCTCTGGTTGAAAAACCGTAGAGTACTCTCTACTAAACTCAGTCACATACTCATTATATTTTTTAGTGGCTGCATTCGCCGCATCGGCTGTGGCTTGGCTAGGGCTGGCGTTGTACGCTGCTATTGCGGCTTCGGACGCACCTTTAAGCTGATTCTGCCCGTCTATTTTTTCTTGTATCTTGTTGGCAACGTTGTTGTAGCTATCAACTGCGTCTTGCTGTGCGGCGGCGTTTAAATCCATCTGCTCGGCTTTGCCATCTGCCCACTCATACGCTTCGGTAACTCCAGTTGTTGCGGTTTTAAATGACTCTGAGGCCATGTCCCCAAGAGCTTTAGAGCCTGCTTTCATCATGGCGGCTTGGACAACATTAGATGCGTTACCGCCGGTTATTGCAGCGGTAGCCGTACCCATGAGCACGTCAGCCAAGATAGTGCGTTGCGTATCGTCGAGCTTTGTGCCATCAGGGTCAAACGATTTAAATGCCTCGGTCACGACACCAGAAGCTGCAATAGCCGAGTTAATTACCGCTGCGGTTACATCACCGCCCGACAACTGGGTAAGCACAGCAGAAGAAATTACACGTTGCGCAGAGTTGGGAAGCTCGGTAAACCCACTGACTTTACCCAGTACCGCTGGCACTGCTGCGCCTGCCCCACCAGCAACAAACGCTTCAAGGGGGTCTCGTCCAGCTATAACAGCTACTGCCGCAGAGCCTGCGCCCGAACCAATAACTCGACTTGCAATATCAGATGCAGTTCCCATACCAGCTTCTTGCGCTGCAAGCATGGATGCTTGTGTTCCAGAGGTTCCGTATTCCGCTCCAGCGGCGGCGCTACCCGCCTCCCCCCCTACATAGGAGCCTACCGCAGAACCCACTTCTTGCATCACATACGCTTTGGCCGTCGCCTCCAACACGTCCCCTATATCACCGCCCTTTGCGGCAACGGACGCACCGTCAATAAGTGGCAACGCCCATGCGTTACCCGTGGCAACTGCGGCAATTTTTGCAATTGTCGTAATGGGGTCGTCAATTGCAGCTTGAATGACGTTGCCAACAGTAGTCAGTACAGGGTCAATGACTTCATCAATGACCCAATCAAACGCATCCCCAACGGCGTCGCCTACGCTTTCAAATACATCTCCAATAGCGTCGCCTACGTCTTCAACCGCATCTTCAATTATCTCTATTGGGTTACACATTGCCGCCCCCCGACAAGTCCATGTGCATAACAGTACCCTTAGATGTTTTTTTAAATTCTAAAGAATCCTCGGGAGACTTAATCTTTCCAAACGATTGGCGCATGACTCGCGTAATAGCAGGGCTGCGATAAATTGCAATGACATCAGTTACGCCCATACTTGCCAGTCGGGTCAAGCCCTCGGCTACGTTGTCTACCATGTTCTGCAAAGTATCCGCGTTCATCGCCCAGACCATGGCTTGATGTTCTTTTCCTTTTGGGCCTCGGCGATACATAAAAAACGTGTTTCCTATGATCTCACCTTCAATTTTAATTTTTGCAAACACCGCAGCCATAGTGATCATCCACACATTGAAGTCTTCAAGGCGCTTGTCCGTCTGTTTCTCGTTGGAATGATAGGCGTGCAAAATCTGCGCGTAGTCCAACTGCTTTTTGCTACTGTCAACAAGTTTCATGATGTGTATTACCCAATTTTCCAGTTGGTTCCGTCGGAATACACAGGTACTTTATTAGCCCCACCACCAGCTACCGTGGACGCAAAAGTAGTTGCGTTGGCGTCAGACACAAACGCACGCGCCCCCGACCCAGAGGTTACGGCACTTGGCAAAGTAGCTACGGTGTAGTTGGTGGTTGCGGGGAGAATGCTGCCCTCGGTTTCTAATTCCCCCAAGATGCTTTGTAGCCGTACAAAGTACAGCCGAAAAACGTTATTCAACTGATCTTGATACTGACGCTGGTAGTCCTCCGGCGCTTGAGGCAGCGCAGGCGGTGCAATTCGTTCAAATTCAAATTCTGATATGACAATCATCGACGACCGTCCTGACGCATGTCCATACGAGGTGCGCCCAACTGCCAGTTCACACCTAACGCAGTGGACTCAATCTTCATAGACATCTGGCGACCACGCACCCGAGTAAAGACTTGCCCAGTAAATTGCTCAATTGGCAACGTAGCCGTGCGCGTGATACTTGAAAAACTGTCGTTGGCTACAGAGTGATTACTGTTTGTAGCTGTGTTAACTGAGTACCCAGAGCCGGAGTTTTTTAACGGTAGCAGGTACATTGTGGCGCCGGGCGAAACCGCCGTAGAGCCCTCAAACGTAATGTCAGGCAGAACACGCCACACAAACATAAAGTTGTGACCATCGTCTAAATCAAATTGCGCAGAAATAATAGATGCCGTAATTGGCAGTGGGGTGGCCGTGGCGTTGTCGTCCAGACCTTGCTCGTGATTCACAAGATTGTTGTAGTACGTTGCAGCCAACGGATGGTTACGCAGGCCAGAATCCAGCCATGCAGTGCGAGCCATATTGCCGTAATACCAGACATTTTCTACATAGTTGTAGATCACATATCTATCAATTTCAGTTGAATTTGCAGAGCAATAGAACCACCAGATTTCGTTAAAGCCTTCATTGGTACCCGAACACACTTGCGCGTACTGTGAGGTGTTAATGTCAGAGAACACGTAGCGGCGCAAGTCGCAGTTAAGCGTTTGCGTGCGGCCATCGTATTTGTAAAACTTGTCTTTACCCATCCAGTAAGACACGCCGTTGGCGTAAGCTACTGCGTTTTGTCCTACGATAGAAATGTTTTCGCCAACAAGCTGCGAACCCCAGACAATCGGTGCGCCCACGTACTGTAGTGAATACAGCGACGCATCAGTCCACACCAAAACTTCTTGCCGTGATTGAGCAGCCGTAATAATTTCAGAGCCACGAGACAAGCGCAAGAACCCCGCTTGGTTAGTTGATGCGGGTGTCCAGTTGTAAGTGTCTTCTTGATCAGACCAGCGAATTAACATTGGGTCAACTGTGGTTGCGCCATAGTCATTGCAGCCAAACGCAAACACAAAGCGACTGACATCAGACACCAACAAATAGTTTTGCTGGGTCGGTACGCCCGTTGCAGTACCAAAGTCGGCTAAATTATATGCGTTTGCCAAAATACGCACACTGCCTACCGCTGCGCCGGTAACTTGTATAAGCGCTCCTGTAAAGGTTAGCGAAATGTTGAACGTAAAACCTGAAACATTGCGTACGTAATAAATTTCGCCGGGGGTAATGCCCAATGGCAGAGTAGCCCCGGAATCGGGCGCAAAGCGAATTGGCGTACCGTTAATGTATTCGGTGGCGGCGGTAATTACTGTAGGGGTGGCTACCGTAGCAGAAAACGTATTTGAGATAAACCCAGAAGTGGCGTCCCAGTAGTAGATTGCACCTTCACGTGGGCCAAAGATTAAGTCTTCGCCGTAGTTTTGTTGGCTCCACAAACGGACAGCGTCTGTAGACGCCTCACCCTCACCCCAAGGGCCACCACCCCAAGGGCCAGCACCCCAACCAACCAGTGGTACCGCATAGGCAGGGCCAACATTGATTTGATACAGGGCATACACAGTGCCACCACCTGTAGTTGTAGACGTTGCTGCTGTAGTGGCTGTAATGGTGTAAGTGGAAGCTCCCGTGGTTGTAATTTGATACTCACCAAAAATAGTCAACCCGCCCACAGCGGTTGCGCCGTAAAACGTCACAAAGTCGCCGTTAATGTAGCCACCATTAGCATCCGTTACTGTTACGGTGGTGGATAAATTTACTGTGGCAAACGGATTGGTTAGCACAACATCATTGCGAAACGGTGTGATGTCGTTGTATGCACCGCCTGCCGCAAGGTAAAACTTTAAATTTGTACCCGCGCCAATAAGATTGATACCCCCAAGGGTTACCCAGTTCCACAATGAGCGGCAGATGCCTAAAAAAGACGTTGTAGATATACGTGTCCAACCACCAATTTTTTCTGGCGTGCCTTGACGAAAACGAATATTGTCGCTTTCGTACCAGCCCCCTTCGTTGGTGTACCGCGTGTTCTCGCGGTTAACGCCGGGCTTGAAGGCAATCTTTTTTAACGGCATAGTTCATTTTCCCACGTATCAGGCAAAAGGTCGAGTGCCTGCTTTGTCAATGATAAGCGCCTGCCTGCG